GAACATGTTAACTTGCCGTACTTTAAAAAAGCAACAAAGTATAAAGGTATGAAAGTTGACAAGAAGTATACGCCAAAGGAGTTAGGCTTATGACGCCGATTATCAGCCCAATGAGAAGTAAGTATATGAGAAATGAAGAAAAGCTAAGAACAAAATTGAATATTGCGTTGAAGCAAATTGAAATGCTCGAAAAGATGAACAAGGACATGTTTAAAGAAAATCACGAAGCTAATCTAAGGATTATGCAGTTAGAAGAAGAAAATGCTTATTTAAGACAATTAAGCTGTGGATGCGATTAGGGATAAACAATGTCAATTGTATTTGGAACATTAGTTTGTGTCTTATATGCCTTTAATTGGATAATTTCATTCGCAATAAAAATCATAGCAACTGTATCAGCCATAGGGATGTTGTTTCTGATTGGTGCAGTAATTATATATTTGATTGGGAGAAACAGGTGATATCAAGCAAGTGGGATAGTTACACTGAGAAAAAAAAGAAAGCATTACTAGAAGCAGAGGACGGATGGATGGTTAAGAATATCTTGCTGTATGGAAACTCATTAGTTCCTGCAAAAGACGTTAATAAGTATGGAGAACAGCATATAGCCAGAAGACTTACATCCATCATTGGCTCTGAAGTAACGCTAGAAAAAAGAGAGAACAAAGAAATAGGCACGCTATATATCGCAGAAGAATCACTAAGGGATTTTGAATGTAGGAGATAGTTTGAAGAGATACACAAGATACAAGTATTGGTGGTATCCACATATTATTGCGATGATTCGTGAGTTTCCAAACGGTTTAGGAAATACAGAAAAAGCAGAAGAAGCCAATGAAGCTATCTCTGCTGTAATAAGTAGAACACTAGATGAAGATGATGGAATTGAGCGAGTAAGAGCGATAAATGAGATATATTTCCAAGACAAGAAAAATGCAGACGGAGTAGCAAGTGAGCTGTATGTATCACGAAGAAAAGTAGAGAAGTGGACGCATGATTTTGTGTATGAAGTAGCACACGAATTAGGATATTATGAGCAATCTTGAAAATAGATTGCTTTTTTTGCGGAACGGTGAGCATCTTTTAAACCAAAATGGTATCGAAAAGGAGCATGCAAAAGGTGGTGATAACATGGCTAGACCTTTAAAAGAATTAGATAAAAAACAATTTGAAGCTCTTTGCTCTATTTGGTGTACGCAAGAGGAAATATGTTTGATATTAGAAGTGACAGACAAAACACTTAATAAATGGTGCAAACGAACTTATAACATGGATTTTTCCGAAATATATAAAAAGTTCAGCTCTTTTGGAAAAATGAGTATTAGGAGAAAGCAGAAAGAAGTTGCGTTAAAAGGAAATGTACCAATGCTTATTTGGCTTGGAAAACAGAAATTGGGTCAGAGAGATAATCCAGAAGAATCATTAGATCAAGAAGATACTGAATCATATTTCAAGGACGCAGGGTTAGATGATTTCTAAGAGACTCCATCCAAAGTGGACTGCAAAGCATAAGGAATATATGCATAAAGGCATCCAAGCAACGATATCAGTTGCAGAAGGTGCTGTAAGAGCAGGTAAGACAGTCGATAATGTGGCCATGTTTGCAAAGATGCTTGAATTAGGCGTGCAGGACAGAATTCATCTTGCAAGTGGAAGCACATCAGCAAACGCAAAACTGAACATTGGTGACTGCAACGGATTTGGACTTGAGTATATATTCAGAGGACGTTGTAAATGGTCAAAATTCAAAGGAAATGAATGTTTAAGGATTAAGACAGCAAACAGAGAATACATTGTCATCTTTGTTGGTGGAAGCAAGGCTGACAGTTTTAAAAAGATTCGTGGTAACTCATATGGAATGTGGATTGCGACTGAAATAAACCTTCATCATGAATCAATGATTCAAGAAGCATTCAACAGACAGCTCGCATCTAAAACAAGGCGTGTTTTTTGGGATTTAAACCCATCGTCTCCTGCAAACTTCATTTACAAAGATTACATTGACAAGTTCGAAGAAACGTATGGTGAAAGATATAACTATGAGCATTTCACGATACGAGACAATGCATCAATCACTGAAGAGCGTATTCGTGACATAGAATCACAGTATGACAAGAATTCTGTATGGTACAGAAGAGACATCCTTGGAGAGAGATGCAATGCAGAAGGACTTGTATATCCAATGTTTAACAAAGATATCCACGTTGTAAGAAAAGGTGCTGTACAAACAGAAGGTGACTATTATGTTTCTTCAGACTATGGTATTCAGAACGCTACAGTATTCCTTTTATGGCAAAAAGAAGTGGGTTCTAAGCGTTGGATTTGTTTAAATGAGTATTACTACAGTGGACGCGATAACCATTATCAGAAGACGGTTTCTGAGCACGTGAAAGGACTTATTCAAATGCTTAACGGAATAGAACCGAGAGCTATTATTGTTGACCCATCAGCATCAGCGTTAATTACTGAGATACGAAGAAAAGGATACCACGTAAGAAGGGCTGACAATGATGTTAAAGAAGGCATAGACGATGTATCAACGATGCTTGCAAATCAGTTACTTGCCTTCTGTGATTGTTGTGTAAACACAATAGGCGAATTTGGAATCTATTCATGGGATGAGAAAGCAAGCGAGCGTGGTGAAGATGCACCACTAAAAGAAAATGACCATGCAATGGATGCAACTAGGTATTTTGTAAGAACAAAGTATTTAGTCAGAAGAACAAACAAGGGAGAATGAATTGTATACATTTCAAGATTTTCAAAGAGACACAAAAGCAGGCAACTTATCTAAAGTAATTGGATATGCTATTTCAATGCACAAGGCTTCAGAAGCATATAGAGTTGCTTTAGATGCTGATGAGTATGACAAACAGAGAAATACAACTATCAGCAAGTTTTCAAAAATATATACAGACAATATAGGTGAAAAGAAGATTGATACAAATAGTGCTAACAACAGATTGTGCAGCAATTTCTTCAAAAGCCTTAATATGCAAAGAAACAGCTATTCCCTAGGAAATGGGATTCAATTTGAAGATGCAGAAATCAAATCTAAATTAGGCGAGGAATTTGATACAGAGTTACAAGAAGCAGGCTACTTTGCACTGATACACGGAATGTCATTCATGTTTTGGAATGTAGACCATGTGCATGTGTTTAAACTTACAGAGTTTGTGCCTTTGTGGGATGAGAACACAGGTTCATTAAGAGCAGGAATTCGATTCTGGCAGATTGATGATAATAAGCCTGTGAATGCAGTGCTATATGAGGAAGATGGATACACAAAATTTGTCAGCAAAGATGGATTTGGAACAGGAAACTATGAAGTAACAAAGCCAAAATCAGCATATAGAATCAATTACAAGAAAGCAGAAGCAGACACGGAACCAGAAATCATCAATGAAGAAAACTATTCTAATTTGCCTATTTTTCCATTGCTTGGGAATAAATACAAAGAATCAACAAATGTATTCTTAAAGGCTCATATTGACGCATATGACTTGATTAAGAATGGATTCATTGACACAGTTCAAGATTGCAGTGAAATTTATTGGCTGATTAACAATGCAGGTGGAATGGATGACAAGGATATCAGTAACTTGATGAAGAATATCCGTGATAGACATGTTGCAACTGTTACAGAAGTGGATGAAGCCACGATCACACCATACACACAAGAAATTCCATTTCAAGCAAGACAGGCAACACTTCAGCAAATCAAGAATGACATGTACGAAGACTTCCACGTATTAGATGTCCATACAGTAGAGGCAGGAAGCACAAATGACCATATTGATGCAGGCTATCAGCCTATGGATTTGGAAGCTGATGAATATGAAAAACAAATAATTGATACTGTTATGAATTTAACAGAACTTGCATTGGGTAAGAAATACATTCCATTGTTTACAAGAAATAAAATCAGCAACAAAAAAGAGCAAACAGATATGGTTATTGAATGCTCATCATACCTAGATAACGAAACAATTCTGAAGCATTTGCCATTCTTATCTTCTGATGAAATAAGCACCATTTTGAAAAACAAAGAAGCTGAAGACTATGAACAGTTTAATGATGGCGAAAATAAAGCGAATAGCAACGGTTCTGGTAACGATTTAGATCCAGATGATGAAGATATCATAACGGAGTAAATGATGGCTAAATTAGCTTTAAATGAAGCAGATAAGTGGACTGATAACACGTTAGATGAAATTGTTGAACATTTAGATTCCGTTTACAGAAAAGCGTATAAAGAAATGTCAGAGGAACGGAGAAAAAGTTTCTCTGCTTTTCTTAAATCTGACAAGAAGAAGCTGAAAGATTTGAATGATGGTCAGATTACTAAAGAAGAATACAAGATGTGGCGTATTGGATGGCTAAATTCAGATTTGAGAATGAGGACGTTAATAGATGATTATGCACAGAAGATCACAGATACAAATGTAATTGCATCTGATTATATCAATGACATAACTCCAGAAATATTTGCGTACAATCACAATTACACTGCATATGAGTTTGAAAAGGAAACAGGCATTGCATTTACTATTGTTGACAAGAATACAGTGAAGGAACTTGCAACAGGCAAGAATCATATTGAATTCAGAACACTGTCTGTTGACAAGAAAAAGGACTATGCATGGAATCGAAAGAAAATTCAGCAAGCATTGACTAGTGGAATCGTGCAAGGTAAAAGCATTCCAAAGATTGCTAAAGACTTCTATGCAGTCATGGGAAACAATAAGAGATCAGCTGTAAGAAATGCAAGAACAGCAGTTACAAGTGCACAGAATGGTGGAAGGCAGAGAGGATTTGAGCAGGCACACGACAACGGAATAAAATTCAAAAAAGAATGGCTATCAGCTCATGATGGAAGAGTTAGAGACAGCCATGCACATTTAGATGGTGTAAAGGTTGAGTATAACAAGAAGTTTCCTAATGGATTGATGTATCCTGCAGACCCAAGTGGAAGACCAGAAGAAGTATATAACTGTAGATGCACATTGATAGCTGATGTTTTAGGAATTCGAGGAAAAAGAACAGAAAACACGGTTGAATCATATCAGAACTGGCTCAATAGAAAAATCGTTAATATGCTTACAGCTTATGATTCATTAGATATAATGAGTTTCAAAAGAAAAGTGCAAGATAGCGATATAAAAGCTCTTAGAAATGTCGTTGGATTTGAAAAAATTGGTAAAAGTTTAAGAGATCAAGATGGGTATATGATTTCTAAAGCAACAGACCAATTGATTGCATTAGAAAACAGATTTCAGATTATTCACAATCTTGAATCAAGTGCTATAACATCTGTGAATAATACTGATGTCAAAAATGCTTTAGGATATGTTGATTTTATTAAAGGAAATCCTAGAGCGATGAAGTTACATTTGTGTGATAATGGATTTAGTAATAAGAACAAAGCTATTTCGGCAATAAAAGCAGATGTGTTGAAAGGAAACTTTATGCCATGCAAAGAATCTAACTATGATGTTTATGCAGTCACACATGAATATGGCCATATGATTCAAAATAGTATTTTAGCACAAGAAGCAGGAACAGAAGATGAAGACAAGTGGTTAATAGTGCAAAAAAAGCATAGGGAAGAGCTGATATCAATTGCAAAAATGTTAGAACCAAATTCTGATATTTCTAACAGTATGTCAATATATGGATTAACCAAAGATTCTGAATTCTTTGCTGAAAGTTTTGCAAATTATCAGTTAGGAGAGCCAAATGTCTTTGGAAAAGCAATGGAAATATGGTTGAGAAGGAGAAAACTATGATTGAATTAAAAGATATTGATAGGAAGTGGTATGTCATAGACAAAGAAACTCTTGAATTAAAGATCCGAGAAGATGCACCGAATGACGTAAAAAAAGCATTCAATGAAAATAAAAAAGCTATTAATGACCTTGAAAAATATATTTACAGAGATTTCGGCCAAAAGAAAGGTGAAAAATAACATGTCTAAATACTGTGAAATAGAATTTAAGAATGACAGGCGAAAGGATATCATCAATCAGAAGAACAATGCTGTTGAAAGGGCAATGGAAGCAATAGGAATGCAAGCTGAAGGCTATGCAAAAATAGCTTGTCCTGTTGATACAGGAAACCTAAGAAATAGTATTGGGCATCAATATGCTGATGGAGATGAATACATTGGAACGAATGTTGAATATGCACCATATGTAGAATTCGGCACATCTAGGCAAAAAGCACAGCCATTTCTTAAGCCATCTGCGAGTGAACATGCTGAAGAATACAAAGCAATATTTCAGACCGTACTGAAAGAAAAAATCAAGTGAGAGGAATTCTCACTTTTTTTTATGTTTGCGGAACGGTGAGTGATTTTCAAGCAAAAATACAAGTGTTGAATGGCAAAGAATCGCCACCGAAGAAAAGGAGACACGTATAAATGGCATTATCCAGAGCATTTTTAAAAGGTATGGGGCTTACTGAAGAACAAGTAAGTGCAATTATCGAAGCACACACAGAAACAGTAAATGGTTTGAAAGAAACAAATAAGAATCTTCAAACACAGCTTGACGAAGCTGAACAATCTGTAAAGAACGGTGCAGAAAACAATGATTCATACAAAGAAAAGTATGAAAAAGAACATTCAGACTTTGAAGCCTACAAAGAACAGCAGGTAAAAAGTGTGGAATTAGGCAAAAAGAAGAAAGCCTATGCAAACTTACTCAGAGAAGCAGGTATTAAAGAAAAGACTATTACTCAGATTGTAGAGCTCACAAATCTAGATAAATACGAACTTGCAGATGATGGGAAGTTTAAAGATTCAAAAAGCCTTGAAGATGGGGCAAAAGAAAAATGGTCGGAATTTATCACAAAAGAAGGTACAAAAGGTGCCGTTGTTGATAATCCACCTAAGAATACAGGTGCAACTGTAACAAAAGAAGAGTTCGCAAAGATGGGATATAGAGAAAGAGTGAAATTACATACAGAAGATCCAGACTTATATGCGACATTGACAAAATAGGAGACAAACAAATGGCACAGACAACATTGAAAAATGGCGATGTATTTGACCCACAGGTAGTGACTGACATGATTGTTGCCAAAGTTAAGGCTAAGGCAGTAATGAGTGGCTATACAAAGGTTGATACAACATTAGAAGGAACAGCAGGCTCAACTGTAACTATTCCAAAGTGGGGTTACATTGGAGACGCTGAAGACCTTGAGGAAGGTGTTGCAATTGACACATCCAAGATGTCTTATACAACATCACAGCACAAAATCAAGAAGATTGGTAAGGGCGTTTCGTTAACAGATGAAGCACAGTTGAGTGGTCATGGCAACCCAATTGGAGAAGCAACATCACAGATTTCTAAATCAATTTCAGCAAAACTCGACAACGACAGGGTTGCTGCTTTATACGAATCAAAGAATATTAGTGATGCAACATCAGCTGTAATCAAATACACATCAATTGTTGATGCTGTAGACATGTTCAATGAAGAGGAAGATTCACGTAAGGTTCTTCTAATTTCACCAGAACAGAAGACAACACTCAGAAAAGATGCAGATTTTACATCAGCAGACAAATATGAAGCAGGCGTACTGAAAAATGGTGCAATTGGTCGTATCGCAGGATGTGATGTACAGGTATCAAAGAAGGTTAAGAAGTTTGCTGAGTGGTACAAGATTGACAAGGAAGGAACTGTAACAGTTTCTGAATCAAACATCGCAGAAATTAAGAAAACACTTCCTTACGCAGAAGTTGGAAACAAGGTAACAAAGGTAACAACACCTGCATACTTCAATCCAATTATCAAGCTTACAAATGATGCAGAATCAGAAGAAGATACACCTGCAATTACATATTTCATCAAGAGAGGTGAACTTGTTGAACATGATAGACATGTTGGCGTATCAGATGACATCGTTTGCACAGCTCATGGTGTTACTGCTCTTACAAACGAAGAAAAAGTTGTCGTATTAAAGGTTAAAGCGTAATCGTTAATGGGAGAACAATATGCTCTACGAAATCATGAAGCGAATAAACAATTTCTTTATTGTAGATAGCTTTAAAGGAACGTGGACGATTGAGGAAGGCAGAATTGCTCTCCCTTTCGTTCAGAAAAATCAATATTTCAGAGTGTACGGAAGTGTATTCAACGATGGTGTGTACAAGTACACAGATGAACTAACACTGTCAGATGAATCGTTTAATGGAATTATCAGCACAATGGCAGTTCCTAAAGATTTCTTAGCTCTAGTAGATGAAATACAAGCATATCAAAGCAAGTATTCAGAGCAACAATTAACACCATTCACTAGCGAAAACTTTGCAGATTATAGCTATACAAAAGCCACAAACAGCAAAGGAGAAGCAGTGACATGGTACGATGCGTTCAGAAACAGATTGAATTGCTATAGGAGATTGTAATGATGCTATATGAAAGAATGATGCAAGAATGTGTGATTCTAGAAAAACAACGTTTATCTGATGGCGAAGGTGGAACCATAACAACGTGGAAAGAAGGTGCTCATATCATGTGTGCAATTACGCAGAACAATAGTATGCAGGCTAAGATTGCAGAACATGATGGAGTTACATCTACATTTAGGATAACGACAAGTAGACAGGTGAAATTAGATTATCACGACGTGATCAAGCGTATTGAAGATGGAGTAATCTTTAGAGTGACATCCAATGCAGAAGAAAAAGCATCGCCTTCATTCTCAACGATTGATATGAGTGTAGTATCAGCAGAAAGATGGGAGTTGCCTAATGAATAAATACCAAGCTATATACAAATGGTTCAATGATTTAGGGATTCCCTTCTATGTTGATACGAATGTTCCAGACATGAAAGAAATTTCGTATCCGTATGGAACATATCAAAATGTAATAGGTAGTTGGCCTGACCGAGTATCAAATACTGTTAGATTGTATTACCGTACAACATCTGAAAAAGAAATAAATGCAATGGTTCAAAAGTTAACAGACAAGTTAAAAGAGAACAATCAAGTTATTTGCGATGACGGAATGCTTTGGGTAAATCCTGGGGCACCTTATTGTCAAGCAGTAAGCGATGAAGAAGATGACACGATTAGAAGCAGATACATCAACCTGTTGGTTGATTATTTTACAAATTAAGGAGAATAAATGACTTTTGCAAAAGTAGCAACAGACGCGTTTAAAAATATCCAATTAAATGCAGGCGTAGTACTCAGTAAATTTGACCCAGCAACAGCAACTATTCAAGATGCTGATATTATGGGGGCAACTTCTGGTGGTACAAACATTACAGCAACACCAACATTTACGGATTTTGGTGAAGATATTGATAACTGCCCGAAAAACACGAAGGAGCTAAAGAAACTTGATTCATGGGAAATCAAAGCAAGTGGGACTTTTATTTCTGTTACGGATAAAACAGCAAAAAGTCTTGCAGCATTAGCTGATTCAGATTCTAACGATGCAGGTCATATCACACTTAGAGACGAAGTAAAAGACACAGATTTTAATGATTTTTGGCTTGTAGCAGATTATGGAGAAGGTGGAGTAATTGCATGTCATTTAATGAATGCATTATCTACAGGTGGCTTCCAAATCCAGACAAGCGATAGAAATAAAGGGCAATTTGCTTTTGAATATATGGCACACTATTCACTTAAGAATCAAGATAAAGTTCCATTTGAAATCTATATCAAGCAAGATGGTACAACATTCCCTCAATCATCATCTGGTAAGACTAAGGCGGTAACAGCATGATTAGAGCATTTAAAGATATCAAAGATGAAGATGCTTTAGATGTGTTAGCAGAAGTAGTTGAACCTATTTCTACTATTTGTGCTGATGAAGCAATTAAAAAATATAGGGATAAGCCAATTGCAACAATTGTTTCATATATGATTAAGAATCATAAAAAAGAAGCAATGCAGATTTTGACAGCATTTTCCGATGGAGAATATCACTGCAATCTAGCAACATTAGCATTTGACTTATTCAACTTATTCTCTGATGAAACAGTACAGTCACTTTTCAAATCTTCCGTACAGAGTGGGGAACAGAATGCTTCTGGCTCTGCTACGGAGAATACAGAGGAAACAGAAGCAAAGTAAAACCTTTCATGTGCTATTTGATTGCACGGTTTAAACAGCAGCAGAAAGATGAAACATATCGCATTTATGTGACAGATTCTATGTTTTATCAAAGTGATAATAAGAGATTAAACACACGATATTATGATTTGATAAACAAAAAAGTTGAAACTAGAAACGCGAATGAAATCATTTCTGATGTTCTAAATAAAGCAGGATTAAAGGTTGTAAAGGGAGAACAAGATAGAAACTTATGACAGATTAATATTCGGAATGAAGTGTCTGAATGTGTCTCAAGTTGGCTCTGGATATGATGGAAAAAATCACTATTCCCATACTAGTTTTGAAGTAGATCTTGCAGGTATGGATACAGGTGTAGATGTCTGGAGAAACAAGATGCCTAACACAAGATGGTACTGTGCAGGTGCATGGGGAAATGCAAACACAGGAAATACTCGCTTCTTCTGGAGCTACGGAAAAGATGGAAAACCAAAGAAGGTCTTATGTGCAGATGGTGCATTAAGATACATCACTCTTGCATTAACTCATAGTAAACGGTCATTTATAGTTGGTAAATTCTATGGGTATAACGAAATCATGTATCAAGAAGGTACTTCTGGATACGCTACAGGGAACCACATTCACTTGGAAATCTGTGCAGGTCATGTCAGACAGAAATACAGAAATAGTAAAGGTGGCTATATCCTAGCAAACATGCTTAGAGCTAACCAAATGCTGTTCTTATTAGATGGCTATTCATATATCAGAAACGGTGGTGGGCTGTCATGGAAGACAACTAAAACAGTTCCATACACTGTATCAAATCCATCTAGTGGTGGAACAATCAAGCATGGATTTGTAAAAGGCTATGGCAAAGGAAAGAAGATGGTTACTAAGGTTGCACTTAATATGCGAACTGATGCTTCCACTAAAGCATCTATCGTAAAGACCTTAGCAAAGGGAACTACCGTTACTTACTATGGCTATTATGCATATAACGGAAATACAGTTTGGTACAGAGTGACAGACGGAAAGAAAGAAGGATATGTATCAAGTGGTGCGAAGGTAAACAGTGGTACATCACCATATCTAACAAATGCAAATCCTTGAGGAGAAAAATAATGGTATTAAATGACAGAGTATACAAAGTATTGAAATGGGTAGCTTTAATTGCATTACCTGCAATTGGAACATTTTACTCAACTATTGGTGCTATTTGGAACCTTCCATATACAGCCGAAGTTGCAAAGACATTACAGGCATTAGGAACACTTGTAGGTGTTCTGATTGGTGTATCTGCATTGAATCTTAAGCAAGAAATGGATTCTGAAACAGAATATATTGAAGAAGAAACAGAAAAGACAGTAGACGAAGCTGAGGGGTAATAAATGCCTGCACAGATACCAATGGAAGTGTGGGCTTTGATTGCTCAATGGATCGTCTATGGAGCAAGTGTTGCAGGGGCTGTAACAGCAGTCGCTAAATTCATTACATGGTGTCGTTCAAAGACTTCTGTTGCAAAACTCGAAAGAGATGTAGCACATAACAAAGAGCTGTTAGATTCTGACAACAAAAGGTTGAAAGCTCTTGAATCAACAGTTCTGACGATGACTAAGGAACAACAGGATAACCATGTGATTTTACGATTGCTTATGAAGGGAACACAAGCCACTCTTAAAAATCAGCTAGGTGGAGAAAACACCGATGATATTCAGCTAGTAAGCAAAGAGATTGATGAATATCTCAATCACAAAATATAGCGTATACAGGGAGAGGTCGCAACTCTAGGGGCGTGACACTATCGAAAGATAGGTAAAGCAGAAAGGACGCACACGCATAGGTTAGTATGGGGTGCTAACCTTTTATTTTTATGGGAGAAGAAAAACATGTCAGTAGACGTATTTGAAATGTTCGCCAAATTAAGCATGGATTCTTCTGACTTTGATAAAGGATTAGAAAAGGTTTCAAATACAGCTAAGTCAGTAGCAAAAGGAATTAGTGTTGCAGTTGGTGCAGGAGCAACAGCTATTGGCTTATTAACAAAAAAAACAGTTGATTCTTTTTCTGGCTTTCAGCAAAATGCTGGTGGAATTAAAAAGCTATATAGTGATGCATATGATTCAGTAATGAAGAATGCAGTCAATGCTTATAAGACATCTGGAATGTCTGCAAATAAGTATATGGAAACAGCAACTCAGTTTTCTGCATCGTTGATAAGCTCTTTAAAAGGAAATTCAGAAGAAGCATCTAAACAAACAGAAGTTGCAATGAGAGCAATTTCTGATAACTGGAATACATTTGGTGGTGATTTAGAATCAATTACAGATGCATATAAAGGTTTTTCCAAGCAGAACTATACAATGCTAGACAACTTGAAACTAGGGTATGGTGGAACGAAAGAAGAAATGGAAAGGCTGATTGATGATGCAAACGAGTATGCGAAGACTATAGGCAAAGCATCTGATATGAGCATTGATTCATTTTCAGATATTGTTACAGCAATCGAATTAGTGCAGGAAAAGCAAGGCATAGCAGGTACTACAGCAAAAGAAGCACAAACAACAATTCAAGGCTCATTGAACATGACTAAGATGGCATGGGAAAATTTGCTAGTTGCTTTTGGAAATACAGAAGTAGAAGGATACTTAGATAATGTTGGTGAAGCAGTAGATACGTTTGTATCATCTGCTACTGTTGCATTTAATAATGTATTACCTGTTGTAGAGAAAGCATTTCAAGGCATTGTGCAAGCTATTGGTGCAGTTATCCCTATTATCAATAAAGAATTACCTACTATGATATCTACGCTTCTTCCAAGCCTTTTAACAAGTGCTGCAGCACTAGTCAGTGGAATCGTGAGTGCTTTACCTGCATTGTTATCATCTATAGTTGAAACTATACCTACGATTATTTCAACTCTAATGACACAAGTTGATTGGAGTGGAATATATACATCAATGTCAGAAGCACTGTCATCAGTTGTAACTGTTTTCCAAGAACTTGGAACAAAAGTATTTGAGTGGTTTACAGGAGATGGATTAGCTCAGTTAATTCAATGTGGTACACAGTGGATTGTAGGTCTTTCTCAAGGATTGATCGAAGGTATACCTAATTTATTGGAACAAGCCTTACCTATGATTTTGCAGTTTGCCGAATCATTGAGAGCTAACTTTGGAACAATTGTCGATGCAGGAATTGAATTTCTGCAGAATCTAGTACAAGGAATTGCAAATGGGCTTCCACAGCTGATAGCTTATGTACCACAAATCATTATTGAATTCTGTGGCTTGATTAACGACAACTTGCCTAAGTTACTAGTAGCAGGTGTGCAAATGCTTATTACTTTAGGCCAAGGAATTATCAATGCAATTCCAGATTTGCTTGCTAATATTCCGAAGATTTTTGAAGCAGTAATAGCTGTTTGGAGTGCTTTAAATTGGATTGATTTAGGTAAGAACTTGATTAAATGGGTAACTGATGGAATTAAAAATCTATCATCACAAATCCCAAATGCAGTTAAGACAATCGGTCAAAATGCTAAGAATTTCTTTTCAAACATTGATTGGTCTGGAGCAGGTCACAACGCAATCAAGCTGATTGCAACAGCAGTAAGGTCTATTGGTAATTTAGTCTGGACAGCAGTTGGGAATATCGGTAAGTCAGCATTTAATTCTTTCAAGAATATCAATTGGGCTGATTTGGGTTCAAATCTTGTTAGAGGAATCTGGAATGGAATCAGCAATATGACAGGTTGGATTATCAATCTTATTGGTGGGTTCACTAACAAAGTATTGAAGTCAATCAAGGGATTCTTTGGAATCCATTCTCCATCAAAGAAGACTGCATGGGTAGGTAAGATGCTCATGTATGGTATGTCAAAAGGTATTGATGATAATGCTTCAGAAGTAATTTCTTCAATGGCTGACATGGGTAAAGAAGTCATGAAAGAAGCAGATTCAATGTCAGTCAAGGCTTCTGTGAAAGCAATTGGTGAATCCGTTACAGATTCTAATAAGTCAGAAGGTTCAAGCAAATACAAGACTAGTGGTGGAATTGTAATCAATGTCTATGCTTCTGAAGGAATGGATATTGATGAGCTTGTAGAAGAATTGATGATTAAGCTCGAAAAAGCCAGAAAGAAAGAAGAGGAAGTATTCGCATGATTGGAAATTTAGTTGTTGGGAATATCAATTGTAAAGACTATGGTGTATTTGTTTCTGATGCAGGAATCTATGCTTCTCCAGAGCCAGACTATACAAGCTATGAAATAGCAGGTAGAAATGGTGATTTGCATATCAATAATGGCAGGTATAAAAATGTTGATATAACGTATCAAGCATTTATTGCACATGAATTTGAAGATAAATTTGTTCCGTTTAGAAGTGCAATTCTATCTCAAGATGGATATGTGAGAATTGAAGATGATTTCAAACAAGATATGTATCGCTTAGGAAGACTGAAAAGTGGAATCGAAGGAAAGATAAAACTTGCACGTGGAATTGGCACATTTGAACTTGAATTTGACTGCAAGCCACAATGGTATTTGAAATCTGGTGAACAAGAAACAGTATTAACTGAAAACGGAAGTATTCTGAATCCGACTGTATTTCCATCCAAACCACTAATAAGAGTTTATGGAAAAGGAACTGTGACAGTAGGAACTAATGTATTTGTAATAAATACAGCAGGAACAGACTACATTGAGATAGATACCGATTCGAAGCAGGCATATGAAGGAACAGCTAACAGAAACAGCAATATCAAAGTAAACCAATGGGGCGGCTTAACAAGTGGAAACAACACAATCACATTGGGTACAGGAATCACAAAAGTTACAGTAAAACCAAGATGGTACGAATTATAGAGCAGAGCATGAGCTTTGCTCTTTTTTGCGGAACGGTGAGTTTGATTCGTTTGAAAATATGCAGGTAAGGGAGAAAGCATGATACCTGTATTGTACAAAGCGAATGAAACAAAATTTGATTCACAAGGTGTTGGATGCTTAACAGACTGCATTACATGTTATGTGCATGAAAAGTTAAATGGCGTATATGAATTGAAATTCACATATCCAATAACAGGAGTGCATTTTTCTGATATCAAGGTTGGGGCAATTGTAGATGCAATACCTTCTGACGGAAAAGCAGTTCAGCATTTCAGAATCGACACAATCACAAAACCAATTGGTGGAAAAGTGACTGTTGAAGCAACACACATTTCTTATCAGTTAAGCTATGTACCTGTTAAACCGTTTGATGCTGTTGGTGTTCTTGAAGCCTTAAATGGACTTAAAGATCATTCTTTGACAAGCAATCCATTCAGTGTATGGACTGACATTTCGAATACAGCTACAAAGTACTCACAGAAGGAACCTGCATCATTCAGACAGAGACTTGGTGGGGTAGCTGGGTCTATTCTTGACTGCTTCGGTGGCGAATATGAGTTTGATAATTATACAGTCAAACTGCATGCACACAGAGGCATAGATAGAGGAGTAGTCATTGAGTATGGCAAAAATCTAACAGACCTAGAACAAGAAGAATCAATAGACAAAGTAATCACAGGTATAGTTCCTTTTTGGAAGGATTCTAATGACAAAGTTGTAAGCATTGAAACACCTATTGAAAGCGAATATGCAAGCAAATACCCATTCAAGAGAACTGTTGTTAAGGATTTTTCATCAAATTTTGAAGAAGAACCGACAGTAGAGCAGTTAAGGGTATACACGGAATCGTACATCAAGAATAACTGTGTGGGAGTACCACAAGTATCACTCGATGTTTCTTTTGTTGCATTAGAGGATACAGAAGAGTACAAGAATTTATCTAGAGAAAGAATCAATCTTGGAGATACAGTAACAGTTAGATTTTCAGAGCTTGGAGTAGATGCAAAAGCAAAGGTCATTGAATACAAGTATGACGTTTTAGCAGAAAGATATGATTATTTGAAGATTGGTTCAGTTCGTTCTTCACTTGCATCAACAATTTCTGAAATAACAAAAGTTGCTGACAGTGCAGTAACAAAGTCAATATTAGATGCAGTAATCAAATATCAAACAGAGCTTATTAAAGGTGGCTTAGGTGGATATGTAGTTACAAACTACGTGAATGGATTTCCGTCTGAAATTATTGTTGGTGACTCACCTAATATTGAACAAATGGTGAATTGCATCCGTTTAAACAAGAATGGATTAGGTATTTCGAAGAGTGGGTACAATGGCCCATATTCAACAGCGATTACAGGCGATGGAGTCAATGCTAGTTTGATTAATTTCGGTGAGTTGGATGGAAATCTCATCAAAGCCAAAACACTGCAGATTGGTAGCTTTGACGAAGCAACAGAAAATACTATCACATCGAGTCTGTCCGAAGCAGTAACAGAGTGGTATGTAAGTACATCTCCAACAGAGCTGAAAGGTGGCTCATGGAGTGAATCTAGACCTGCATGGACTGAAACCAACTACATCTGGCAACGTTTAAGAACAGAAAACAAGAAAGGTGAAATCAGTTATTCAGAGCCATCTTGTGTACAGGGAAATACAGGTGCAAAGGGTGATAAAGGTAATGATGGAACCTCGGTTAAAATCACAGCTAAATCTGTTACTTACCAAGCATCTACTAGTGGAACTACAACTCCTACAGGTGCATGGGTAGCTAATCCACCAACAGTTGCCAAAGGTCAGTATCTTTGGACTAAAACTGTTGTAACTTACTCCGATGGCAACTCTACAACTGCTTATTCTGTCGCTTATCAAGGGACTAACGGAGCGAACGGTCAAAATGGAAGTAATGGTAGAGGTGTAAAGTCTACTGAGGTTACTTATCAGATTTGGTATAATGGTACATCCACACCTAACGGTACATGGGTAACGACTGTTCCAGACACTACTGCTGATAAGCCATACCTTTGGACTAGAACTGTGATTACATATACAGATGACACGAAGAGTACATCATATTCTGTTGGAAGCACATTAAAGGGAGTAAATGTCGGTGGAAGGAATTTACTACTGAATTCTAGAATTCCTAAAGATGGAACTTATTACTTACTTAATGGTTTGAATTCGACAGAGAATTTATTTAAAAATTGTAGAATTTTTTCGGCACAAAAAGCATGGAATGGCTTAAGAGTATTTTTCAATAAACATGTTACAGAACGTAATGTGGTTCATGTTGGCGATAAATTGACGTATAGTATCTACGCTAAAACAGATAACATTTCTCCAATCAGTATAATGATGTTCAATCGAGCATTTAATGATTCAAATGGACGTTATGATTTTGATAGTTCAGTAAGGCAATTTACTTTAAGTAAAGAATGGGCTCAATATTCGTTGACATTCACTGTTACAGATTCCATTCTTAAAACTTCAGGAACAGGAATGACATATTTTGGCTTTGAAATTTTGCAGAAAAATACCGAAGAAGGTAAATATGTATATTTTGCATGTCCAAAACTCGAACTAGGTAACGTTGCAACCGATTGGACTCCTGCTCCAGAGGATGTGGACGCTGATATCAGCAATGCACAGTCTACTGCAAATAGTGCACAGACAAATGCAAGTACTGCTAAACAGACAGCGAATGATGCACAGAGTACAGCAAATGACGCTTTGAATAAAGCTGGTTCTGCACAGGCATCAGCAGACAGTGCTATTAAGTCATATCAAGATGCAATTAATAAAGCCAAAGACGCACAGATATCTGCTGATAAAGCAACAGAATTGGCAAATGGAGCACATCAAGGTGTAAGCAACATTGAACAGGTAGTAAAGATTGATGCACAAGGTGTGCGAATCTACGAAAAAGCAAATTCAAAAAACTATGTTCATCAGAAAAGTGATGGCTCTCACTTCTATACAAACAATACAGAAAATGGGGTTCTTGGCCCAGACAGTAGAATGAACAATCTAGCAGTTAATGATTACTTTATGTGTGCATCGCACAGAATGGAATATGGCAATGTGCTGAATCAAGATGCTTCTGTGTTCTATCACATTGGCAAGCTGAAGAAGGTGGTGCAGTAGTATGGCAACGGAAAGACGTTCACATGCACTATCTACCTATTCATCTATTCATGTGTATGCTGATGAAACACAGGTCGATATTGCAAACAACCGTTCGTATGTAAGTACTGAACTGTGGATTTTAGGTAGTAGTTACTCAGCTTACAATGTTGATTGTAATGTTACCGGTGGTGGTGGATATACAAATTCACATTTGACAGCTAATGGCTGGGTTAAGCTAGTCAGTGGTGGATTCTGGGCAAATCACAATGCCGATGGAACAGGTTCAGCTACAGTCGGTTCATATTATTCATCTGGATATGGAAGCATGCCTTATGGAGAGTTTACTTTAACTCTCAGTACTATCCCAAGAGCTTCACAGCCATCAATCAACACATATCCAAACAACAGTCCAAATATCACCGCAGGAGTTGCATGTACGATTCACATGAATAAGCATGCAAATTTCACTCATAAAGTTTCTTATTCTTTTGGGAAGAAGAGTGGAGTGATTGCTACAGGAGTTGTAGACAACTGTTCATGGACTCCACCAACATCTCTGCTAGATCAAATCAGCACAGCTACAGTTGGCTATGGGGGAATATCTGTTGAAACGTATAGTGGCTCTACAAAAATTGGAGATACAAAAACATGTAATTTCAATCTTCATGTTCCAAGTGATGCAAATCCAACAGTTGGAACAATCAGCCTTACCGAACAGCATGATGGTGTAAAAGCTAAAAATGGAAATGTTACAGTTCAGCAGATTTCTAGAAAGCTAGTATCTGTTCCTGTAACAGCCAAGTACTCAACAGGAATCAAATCTGTAGTCTGTGATGGTGTAACTCTGTCGTACAGCAATGGTGCTTATACAGGTTATGTCTCAAATAAGAGTAATGGAACATATACTGTTACAGCTACAGACAATCGAGGTTTGCAGTCAACAGGTACTGTAAAGCAGACGTATTATGCTTACTCAAAGCCTTATGTTACTGCTTCATTGAAGCGTGAGAGTGATACATCACAGAAGGGTACATTAAGTGCTAGTGGTACATATTCTACGATATTGAACAACACTGTGAGCATGAGCATCAAACGTAATGATGCAAGCAGTGCAACATCTGTTACACCAACGCTAAGCAGTGGGAATATTAGTTTCAGCAAAGCATATACTGACTTGTATTACACACTGTCATTCTCAATTGCAGTAACAGTTACAGACAGCTTTGGGGAAAGTATGTCAGCTACTGCTTATTTAGGTGTCGGACAGTACGCATTCGCAATGATTAAGCAGGGAGTTGTTCTTGGGCCAGATAGCTATCTGTTCGACAAGCAAAGTGTAATTAGGTCTGTATTAGATTTTTTCTATCCTGTAGGTACTATCTACACGACAGAAGATAAAGACTTTAATCCAAGCACAAGATGGGGTGGAACATGGGAGCTGATTAAAGACCGAATGATAATCGGTGCAGGTAATTCATATGCAGTTAAGTCTACAGGTGGAAATTCATCCCACGCACATACAACAGGTGGTCACACACTGACAGTCCATGAAATGCCTTCTCACAATCACACTACTCAAACAAACGCATCAGTTTATGCAGCAGGTGGTGGTGGAGATGCAAAGTCAGTAGTTCCGTATAAAGTTGGAACAGGTCAAACAGGACGTGTAACAATCGTTGAGAATACAGGTGGAAGTGCATCACACAGCCATGGCAATACAGGCTCATCAAGCAATCTTCCACCATACTACAGTGCTTATATTTGGAGAAGAACAGCGTAAAGGAGAAGTATGAAGTTAAGATTATCTGATAAAACGGAATTAAGTGTAATCGAGTACAATACAGAAAATGATTTGAGGTTTGTACTTAGTGATACGACAATCGAAGATTTGAAGAAGGTATGTACTACAGAAAATTTAGCAACGGTTCAGTTAGTAGAGACTGTAAATCACATGGTTTACGGAGAGTTCAACATTGACGGTTCTAGAGAGACTTCTATTGAATCTAGTGAACAGATTATCGCAGAATATTATGACAGAATCTTAGGCAAAGAGATTACTCTGAATACAGAATCAAATCAAATCACAATCCATCTGCAGGAAAGAACGCTTGCAGACAAGGTAAGCGAACTGTCAGAACAACTCACACAGGCACAGGCAGACATTGCGTACATCAGTATTCTGTCTGACATAGATACAGGAGCAGAAGCATGAAATCAGTATTTGATTTAGCTAAGAAGTACTACCCTACTTATTGGGGCAGGGAACGTTTGGATGTACTGCTAGCAAAGAAGAAGCTCACGCAAAAAGAATACGATGAGCTGACAGTTGGAGACAAGAATGGCACATCAAGTAGTTTGGAATGAGATACGTCTAAATGAATTTATAAAATTTGGATGCTTATCAGAACGTGAAGCAAAACTCATGACAATGAAAGCACATGGAAGTTGTATAGAAGATATTGCATACGAACTTGGAGTAAGTCGAAGCACTGTAAACAATATGATTCGTATATTAAGAACCAAGTACGATAAGATACAGAAATATACTCCATTGCTTCCAAAAAGAGTAAAAAAGGCATGCGAATTGGGCAATCAGAAATGATTGCTCTTTTTTTGCACTTTTTTTGTATTTTCAAGCAATAAAAAATGGATGAAGACTGCACCAAATCATGCAGATGAAATGGCAATATATAAGCATACAAAGGAGAAAATATATGCCTTATCCATATTATGGCTATACACAGCCAATGCAAGATACATTGAATCAGTACAAGATGCAATCACCGATGCAAGGGTATCAACAGCAAATTCAACCAACAGACTCTAGAATTTGGGTACAGGGAGAAGTTGGAGCAAAATCATATCTTGTAGCAAATGGAAATACAGTAGTTCTGTGGGATTCAGAAGCACCAATGTTTTATGTAAAAAGCATGGTAAATGGAATGCCTACAATGCAGAAATATAACTATGCTGTAGTTCAAGAACAAAGACAAACAGATATGAATCAGTATGTAACAAAAGAATATTTAGATGAAAGATTGAAAGAGGTTATGCAACATGAATCCGATGGAATTATTAAGAAATCCACAGTTGAGACAGATGTTAAATCAGTTCAGAAGTAATGTAAGTGGAAATCCAGAACAGCTGGCAAAACAGGTTATGCAGAATTCTGGAATGAATCAACAGCAGTTGAACATGATACAGAATCTAGCGAAGCAGATTCAAGGGATTATGACAGGAAAAGGTTTCTAATCGTAGCCATGGAACGATAGAAATATAGCGAAAGGAGAAAAACATGAGTTTAGCAGAAGGAATGACACCTGCCGACATTGGAGCAGTTATGGGAAACAGAGACAATGACTGTTGGGGTGGAAATGGTGCTTATTGGATTATTATCTTATTCTTGTTTGCCTTTATGGGAAACGGATTTTTCGGAAATAAAGGCGAAGCACCACAACAGCCTGTAACAGAAGCAGGATTGTGTAGTGCAATGAATTTCAATGATCTACAGAATGCAGTAGGAAGATTATCTGATAATGAAAATATGCATATGATGCAGTTATCTCAAGGATTGTCTTCTGTTGGATATGAAAACCTAAGAAATTTTGCAGATACACAGTCAGCAATTAAAGATGGCAACTATGCATTGTCATCTCAGTTAGCAGATTGTTGCTGCAAGAATCGCTACGATGCATTGCAACAGGCAAGTCAAACTCAGCGAATGATTGACCAGACTAATTTCAATATTCAGTCTGAAGCATGTGCTATCAAGAATACTGATAACATGAATGCTAGAGACATTATCAATAACCAAAACGATAATGCACGAGCAATTATTGATAAACTGAGTCAGCAGGAATTAAATGCAAAGCAGGCAAAGATTGATGATTTAGAAAGAAAGGTATCTGCATTGACACTTGCACAGAGCCAGACATTGCAGAATCAGTACCTTGTTGGTCAGCTGAGACCTGCACCAATTCCAGCATTTAATGTTCCACAGCCATATTATGCAGGTGGCACAGTATTTGCATAAATGATGCGTAAGGCATAAATTCAGAGGTTGTCTTATGGCAATCTCTTTTTATAAGGAGAAAGAATGTATAAAGGAAGAATATTAAATACAGCAGTAACAGCGAATACAAATATTCCATTTAATATTGCAATGCAAAGTAATTCTAAAGCAATATGGAATTCAAATGATAATACAGTAGAGCTAAGACAAGCAGGGTATTATGAGATTGATGCACAAATTGTAACTACAGGAGTAGCAGTAGGAAATGTTACAGCTTCTTTACTTGCAAATGGAACAGCATTGACAGAAGCACAGGCGATAGAAACGGTAGGTGCAACAACAGATAGTCAGACATTGACAATTCATGATGTCGTGAAAATCGAACCACAAAACACAAACAGCTATGCGAAAATAGCATTGCAGTTAAGTGTTGCAGGAACAATTACAAGTGGATTGATAACGGTTAAGGCGGTGAGATAATGAACTGCATCGAAAAGATAAGAGCAATGCTAATGAAAGAATTAGAAGAGCTTGCAGACAGAGGAAAGATGACTGCTAGTGATTTAGATAATATCTATAAGATTCTAAATGCAATCAAATGTATGGATAAAATAGATAAAAAAATATGATTGACTTAAATGCAGTCAATGAAGAAATTAAAAGATTAGAAGAAGATGACTTAACATACAGGATTGCAGAGAAATTAGCTGTACTATATATAATAAGAAAAGAAGGCGATACAGGCACCACAACAAGATCAGTTGATGCTAATCCTACAGAATTTGAAATGATTGCGAACAGCATATCAAAAAGCAAACTGATAGAAGCATTAAATGAACATGTTGAAGCAGTAAGGATAATGTATCCTAAAGAGTATGAGCTGATAATGGAAAAAATAAGAAAGGCGAAGAATTAATCCTCGTCTTTCTTTGTTAATGAATATGATTCTTTTTTCTCCATTGTTGCTTTTTTTCCTAAATTTAGACCAATACGGAATAGTTCAACATCTGGAAGTGTTTCATCAGTTGAAACAAGTTCATTATGTGCAGAAGCCATTTCGTAGTATTTATTGATAGATTCAGCAATCATGTATCTATATTTCATAGGCAAGTGGTCAATCATTGTGAACATCTCTAATTGAGCCAATGAACTACTTCCATGATCACCAAAAGTAAGAAAAGCCCATTCACGAATAACACGCTCTGAAGCTACGTGAGTAAAATAGTGAATCAAAGATTTACGCAAATCATTGATGTTGCTTTCTGAAACAAGTCCATTGTATTTATCTGGATACATTATGCTTATAATATCACGTAAAGCATCTTCGCCAAGTTCGTTGTAAATATTAATGAACTCTGGCAGAGTCGGAGAAGATTCACCGTTTTCATATCTATCCCACGTGTGGTCAGAAACTTCAGCAAGTGTAGCCATCTTGAATTTAGATAATCCGTGACGGATGCGTAATTTGACTAAAAGAGTTGAAAGCTGTTTTTGTAATTCGCTAATTGCCATAATATCGACCTCTCTAAAATTATGTTAAGAATTATAGAACTGTCCAAGAAAATATCCAAGAAAAATTTTTAACGAGTAGTCAAGAATAGTCTATATTCAGATATTGAATTTGTATGAAAACAGCGTAAATACACGAATAATAATGAATAGTAAAATTAGTAAAATCACATTCTTGTATTTTTAGAAAGTATGAATTTATGCATAAATAAGCTAAAAACAGATTTTGTCCAAGAAAATATCCAAGAAATATGGCATATTTTTACGCATTTTGCTAAAATATAGATGGCTATTTTATACAATCCTCTCTATATTGAAAAACCTCTGCAAAGTGAAATGCAGAGGCTTTTTTTAATTCAGTTTTCTAGAATCGACAGCTTTCTTTCTATCTTCTTCTGTTGAACGTGCATATTCAAGCGACATGTTGAAGGAAGCGTGACCAAGAATGTCTACTACTGTTCTTTGAGAGATATTCATGTTGAGAAGGTCGGTTGCCATGTTGTGGCGAAGCATGTACAGGTTGAATTTGATTCCAGCTTTTTCACAGATATTTGTAATCATGTTGCATCTTTGAAGTGGTTCAATTAAAGAACCATCTAGATTTGTAAGCAATGGGGAAGTCTTTTGTTCATGTTTTAATTGTTTGAGAATTGGAAGCAAATCCGGATGAATAGGAACTTGTCTGATTGATTGAGCTGTCTTTGTGGTTTTCACTACAGTAGTTTCATCTTTTGAAGAGCCTATGGATTTGTTGACTGATATATAGTCATTAGTGATATCTTCTGCATTCAAGGCTAGAACTTCTGCAGGTCTCATGCCTGTATAGTTCATGATGATTATTAGATACCAAATCATGCGTGCACGGTGTTTGAGCGTGTTGTTTTCTGTTTCGTAAGAAGCAAGATAATCCAAAACGATGTTAAGAGTATCTTGATTACATGTGACCTTTTTCTTTGATTTGATTTTCTTTGATTTTGGAGCTATGACCATTTTTGAACGGTCAATTACGTCATATCCAAGCATCAATGCAACTTTGTACAGCTTACCCCAAAGAATGATGTATCTGTGAATGCGTTCATCTGATTTGTTTTCTGCGTATTCGTTTATGTTTTTCTGAATGTCTGCTGTAGTGATTTTAGAAATCTGAACATTCTCGAATGCATTAATGCCATTTCTGTAAAGTGAACTGTAGCATTTCTTTGTACCTAAAGAACAAGGAATAAGCTCATACATTTTGCTGTACAACTGACCAACAGTAGGAGAAGCAATGATGATTCTGTTGGTCTGAATCTCATATAGAGCCTTGTCACGGATAGCAATTGCAACAGCTTTTGCCTGTGACTTGGATTCATAGTCAGAAATCTGAACAGATTCGTAGAAAGTCTTACTCTGTCCATATTCATCTTTGAATGCAATCTGAATCTGAAAGTAAGGAGAACCTTTTTTTGTCTTTCTTTCGTAAATGTACTTTTCCTTTTTCATGTGGTATAATACTCCTGTCCTTGTCCTAGTAATAGGATTTAAAGCAGGAAAGTCATGTCTCCTGCTTTTTTTTATTTTATAGCTAGGACTCCATGTGGTCAAAAAATCGAAGAGTGTAAATAAGATAATGATATGCATACGTGGTGTGTATAGTGTTTGCTGTACATATGGGTTTTTATGCAGTTTTTGATACCCTATGGATACCATATACATACCCTATATATACCCTATGCATAGTGTATGCATACCTTTCTATATACTATATACTATTACTATATACTATATATATTTACTATATAGATATTATTACTATTTAAGAAAAGAAAGAAAAAGAAAGAAAAGAAGTTTCGCAAAATATGCGAGATATTGATTTGAAATTCAAGCAGTTGTTTCCTAGGCAGAAAATAGATGTGAAACTAAAATTCTGAAAAGGAGACAAGGACATGAAAAAAATATTGATTAAGTACATCGTTCTGTTTCTACAAGGTATGACAGAGGAACAGGTAAAAGAAGTGTATGCGTACACTGTGATGGTTGCAGATGATACTGAAACATGCGAGAATGTGCATAGAATTGATTCTGAGAGCGATGGAAGCAGGGAATGATAATTTTATCCATCCAAATAAAAAAGCGTTGCTTAGAACGCTTTCTAGACGGTTATTTCACACCGTCTTTTTTTATGTCGTTGATAAGGAGCTTTGCACGACACCAGAGATTCCAAGATTCTTCCCATTGTTCTGGAGTCATTCTTGCGAGGAGCTTCATGATCTCAAGACGGATGTCACCATCTTCAGCTTTAGTAACGGAGCGAGCAAAACGGATGATTTCATCAGATTCAGAGAAGGGCAGAAACATTTCGCCTTCACCTGTATCAAGCCATACAGGGTTAACATGGAACTCTTTCAGAATTCCTGCTTTGTTTCTTTCTGATGGTTCTCTTGCATCAATTTCGTAAAGAGATATAGAACCCCCTTTAACGCCGATTTGTTCTGCAAATTCTTGTTGGCTCAATCCTAATGTTTTTCTGAGCTTTTTAATTCTATTTCCTATAGTATCCATATTTTCTCCTAGATAACTTTAGTATGGCAACATATTTTCAAATTGTAAACAATAAATGATTCAAATTCTACAAAATAGAATAAAATCAAAAGAATTTCATCAAAACACTTTACAAATTAGAGAAAATAGTATAAAGTATAAGTACAAACAAAAAGAAATACTTTACAAAGTAGAAAGAAGGGTAAGGATATGACATCAAGAGAAAAGAAGTTTCCGAACACTAAAGCATTCAATTATTTCAATGCAAATCCAAAAGGCAAGCTGACAGGTGATTGTTCATTCCGTGCAATCAGCCTGGCACTTGGAATAGATTACAACGAATCAGTAAGAGAAAGATTCGAAATGTTTATTGAAACAGGTATTGTGCCTAATTCAACGAAGGGTGAAGAAGATTATTTGAAATCCAAGGGATGGGTTAAGAACAAACAGCCAAAGAAAAGCAATGGTAAAAAATATACAGGCGTTGAGTTTGTGGAAGAATTCAAAGGTACATGTGTTGCTCATATCGGTGGGCATCATACAGTCTGTATTAAAGACGGAAAGATTTGGGATACATGGAATAGCTCACATGGATGTATTGGCAATTATTGGACGAAAGGAGAAGGACATGATTAGAGTTGAATTGAATGTTGCTGAAGATGCAAACATATGGCGTATCAGAAATGCAATGGCATTGATGGAAGCTGAAGAGTCAAAGAATCATTATGGCTTTACATCTGAAATGGAATTGCTTCATGACACCATTGAACAGATTGATGAGTATTTCGGTAGCATGTGGGGCTTGGGTAGTCAAAACTAAGAAAATGACATTTGTGGAGCAATTAAAAGCCACCATATAAAGAGTTGCTTTTGCAGAAAGGACAAGGACATGAAAAAGACAAAACTAAGACAGATCACAGAAATTGAAGATGCAACACTAAAGAGGCTGCAATGGGAAGCAGGCTTATTCCATTGGTCACTAGATGAATTGCTTGAAAGAGAAGACGGAAGAAGATTTCGCATCTACAAGTCAACTGATGGATGCCAAGCATTAATGCTCAAGAAAATCTACAACGAAGTAATGAGATTTGGTGAATTCGGCTCAAGATTGTACACATACGGAAAGTAAGAAAGAGAGGGAATAATCATGAGAACTACAAAGAAGATAAATTGTGAATGGTCGAAGTACGACAGAATGGTAGCTTTAAGTCAGCTCGCAAATTACGGAGTGATATTTTTGGATGAGTATGATTTGCCGATTGATGATGAATATGAGATAGAAGAGTTGAATCAAAGGAGAAAATGAAAATGAAGAATCAGATGAGAAATGAACAGGAACTGCAGAACTATAGCCCAAGTACAATGAGATGTACTCTGTTAGGTAAGAAGCTGTGCGTAGGACTCACGACACGAAAGACAGCAAATGACTTTAGGCAGATGTATAGAGAAGCAATCGAAGATTTGGAAGCAGGTTATCACATCAACGGTTGTGGCGAAAAGAATTTAATCAGCTATTGGAAGGAGCAGTTTAGGCTGTTAGATGAGTTTTTATATGCTATTAAATTTACTAGAAAGCTAGAGAAGAAGGAAAATGATGAATAACATCAAAACAGTTGCAATCTTTGAAAGACAGTTCAATGCAGGAAGAAAAATGGTAATCATGACTTTGCAGGACAACAAGATATTTTCAGTGAAAACATTATGTGACAACAAAGTTGAAAGCGAAGCAAGGGCACTTAGTGTAACAGAAGCAAACAAGGTAATGCTGCAGATGATAGAGGAGAGTATGTAAATGGAAGAAATGACAATTGAAGCGATCAAGACGTTTGAAAATGCTGTAATCAAGCATCCAGATATCAGTAGAGAAAAGCTGTATATATTGATGTATAAAATGCTTGGACTGTATGGATGGGATGAAGAGCAGAGAGAGTTTGAAACATATTACAGAGCAGTATGCAAGAGAGGGAAAAGAAAATGAACGAATACAAGTATGATTTAGAACCACTACCAGAACAGAGAGATAAGACCTTTTGGGGAAGGGCAGTCATAAAAATTAATTATGACTGTAGTGAAACGCTATACAGTTACGGAATCCCAATTATCAAGAAGTATGATGACGGAAGATTAGAAAGACTGTATGACGGTTGGAATACAAAAATTGGAAAGCATGTAAAAGCATTCTGTGGATTGAGCAAGAAGCAGTTTATCGAATTACCTGTAGAATAGTTTTTATTTTCATTTAAATTCTACAAATTAGAATTATTTTGATGGAAATGCAGTGATATGCTTTACAAATTAGAATATTTATTATAAAGTATTCATACAAGCAAAAAGAAATACTTTACAAAGTAGAAAGAAGGACAAGGACATGACAAACCTAGAACTAGCAGTAAGAATCCTAGCTGATTATTACGAAAACACAATCAATGAAGACTATTCAGATTGGGGCATTGAATCATGGAGCGAGATGGTTAAGGCATTCGGACAAGACAGTGATGATGTTATGGAAGATGTCAATTCCATCTTGGATGACTACTGCACCGAGAATAACACGCAATCAGTAATGCTGACAGCTGATTTTGAAATCGAAGAAGCAGATGGATTTGTAAGCTACAGAAAGCTGATGAATGAAGTCAGAAAAGAGTTAAAGAGACGTGGAGTGTTCTCAAAGTAATCACAATTGAAAGATTTGACAGTACTAAATGCTACTGATAATCGAACACAGAAGCTTGTCTTCTGGGTGTACATCACTAAACGTTTACCCTTCTAATTCATTTGTCTCTCCTAGTGGTGTACACCGAGCAGATAAGCTCGTAGAAAGGAAAATATGGAAACAACAGAAGCACAGAGAAACATCTTCCAGAACTACATGAAGCTGTCATTTGAAAAGTCAAATGAAGAAGAGAGAACAAAGCTCTACTACTTCCTGCAGGGATATCTGGAAGGAATGGGGATGGCATATGGAATTGTTGGAAATACCACAAAAGATTCAGAGCCTTTTGGAAGAGGTTGACGAATTAAAAAATGCATTAAATGCAGCAAAGTCACCACAGCAAGAAAAGATTATGACAACTGAAGAAGCAAGAAAGTACATGAAGGTCAGTCGTTCAAGAATCGACATGTGGAGACAGCAGAGAATACTTCCATCAATCATGGTTTCGAAAAGTGGTAGATGGTTGTACAGGCAGTCTGATTTAGATGAGCTTTTCACTGAATGGGATGGGTATGACATATCAACCGTTGAAAGCATACAGATTGCCAAAGAATTAAAAAAGAGAGAAGCGAAACAGTCCAAAGCAACGCATCTCTCAAATAAAAAACTTGCGAATTAACGCAAGACTATTCTATCAAAGGGGCAAGGACATGAAAAGACATTTAAGGCGTGAAATACAGAATGCATTGGGAATAACATTCTTCATCACATTACTTCTGGCACCATTTGCAAACGATGTAAGAGTGATGATCGCAATGGCTGCAACAGCATTTGTATCACGAAAAATAATAATGAAATATGGGAGTTGAAAGTGAAATCAGATTTTGGAGAAAGACTTAGCAAAGTGATGAAAGAAAAGAACATCACGCAGAAAGAACTAGCAAAAAAGATTGGATTGACAAGAGAAGCAGTTGCTAACTACACATCAAATGAACAAGCAATCCCAACAACAGGAAAGCTAATGAAGATTTGTGAAACATTAGACTGTTCATCAGATTATCTGTTATTTGGAAAAGGCGAAGTATGAACAGAGTAGACAAAGTATACGAATACATGAAAGCCCACAATGGAATTACATCAATGGAAGCATTTCAGTTTCTAAATGAAACAAGGCTGTCTGGAAGAATCTTCGATTTGAAGAAAACACTTCTTGCGAACGGTGATAAAGAAAGAGTCATTGATGAATGGGAACACGGAAATTACAAATACGGAATTGGCAAGAAGTGGAAGAGATACAGAATCATACACACAGTGAATTAAGAAAGAAGGGCAAGGACATGGACAATACACAATCAGAGAAAATCAAAATTGACAGTGACAAGCTGAGAAAGCTGATTCTTGAGAAAGAAGATTCAGTTGATGATTGCAGTACTCAACTTGGATATTCAAGGAAATATCTAGCAGGATGCTTGAGCGCAAGAACAGTTTCAAAGCCGATCAGCATGCTTCTAGAGCTAAAGTACGGAATCAAATCAGAAGATTATCTAGCTGAAAAGCCTGTGGAAAAGAGCAATGAACCAGACAATTCTGTTGAAGTATGCAGACATATTGACAGAGGAATTGAGCTTCTTCTAGCACAGCTTGATTCAATTGGAAATGATGTCAATGAAGAAACAGAAGGCAGTGCAAAGCTAGCAAAAACAGTGAATGTAACATGCAACATCATTCAGAAGACGCTTGAAACGATCGTTTCCAATCAAGAACGTCAGATTAACCTAACAGCAAGCATGTTGAGCAGAATCAACAGAATAGAGGAAAAAGTGAAATGAACAGCTATGCAGAAACAGTCAGAAATCTAGAAATAGACAGGCATGAACAGATGTACAAAGAGAAATGCAAAGAAGATGCAAGCGTGTTGGATATGAAAGTTGTCAGTGCTTTATGCAAGGCAGCAGACATGATGCTTTATGGAATTGATTTCGAAGTAGCAAAAAATGTTGATACACAATACATTGCAGATGAACTCGCAGAATACATAGTGGAGAAATACCAATGAAAATCGCATTTAGAGAATTGAGAGCAGATGAAGTTGATGCAAGAGTATCAACGATCAGTTCAAAAGGCTTGAGCCTGTTGCTTTATAAAGATGCAAGATGCGACATGAATATCCTTGATGAAACAGTCGGTTCCACAAATTGGGAACGTGAGCATGAAATCATCGGTGACAGACTTTACTGCACTGTATCTATCTTCGATGAAGACAAGAATGCATGGGTATCAAAGCAGGACGTTGGAACAGAATCCTATACCGAAAAGGAAAAAGGACAGGCATCAGACAGCTTCAAGAGAGCATGCTTCAATTGGGGCATCGGTCGAGAGCTTTATACAGCACCATTCATCTGGATTAAGGATGGATTGTATACAGTCACAAATAAAGGTGGAAAGCCAACGACCTATGACAAGTTCAGCGTAGAAAGCATGACAGTTGAAAATCACAAGATTACAGGGCTGACAATCAAGAACCTAAGTACAAACAAAATTGTATACACATATGGCAATCAAGCTAAACAGGCAAGTGAATCAAGAATCAAGAAAGAGATTGCAGACAATGGGATGGAACACTATATTCCACTAATCACAATGCAACAGAAGCAGTATTTCTTGACAGTTTATGAGGGCAAGGAAGACAAGCTAGAACAGCTTCTGAAGAAGTATGAACTAAGCTGTCTGAACGATATGCCACAGAAGCTAGCAAATCAAATCATCACGCAGATTGAAGGAAGGAAGAGAGCATGAGCGAACTACAGGTAAATGATGTAATCATCTATGAAAATGGTGTGGCACAGGTTCCACAGGAAACAATTACATATATCAAAAAGCTAGAAGAAACAGCGAAAGCAATCAAGGCGAAGCAGGATGAAATGAAGCAGGAGCTGATGAAGCAGATGGAAAAATATGGAGTGACACAAATCAAGAACGACTGTTTCACAATCTCTTACACACCAGAGCACACAGCAGAAAGATTTGATTCAAAGTCATTGCAGAATCAAAGTCCTGCACTGTATGAAGCATACTGCAAAGAAGCAACTGTGAAAGCTAGCTTGAGAATCACATTAAAGAAGTAGAAAGAAGGACAAGGACATGAGCACATTTCTAATCGTGGATAGATTACTGGACAGTGAAAACTGTTACGAAAATGAAAATGAATTATTCTTTAGAAAACAACCAAAGATATTTGAGAGTGGTTACGTGTTTAGAACAGAAAGCACGAAGCTGATGCTTGGAGAATTGAATAACGGCAAAGAGTTGTTCAGAATTCGCAAGATTGTAAATACATCTAGTCAAGATGTTATTGATGCATTCAAACTTGCATTCAAGATTGAAGATGATTTTCTAAAAGCATTGGCAGTATATGAAGAACAAACAATGGAGACCAGAGAATGAACAATGTTGTATTAACAGGAAGACTTACAGCAAATCCAGAATTGAAAGTAACGCAGAGTGGAACAAAGGTCTGTGTATTTGCTCTAGCTGTAAATAAAGACAAGGAACATACAGATTTTCCACAGATTGTATGCTTTGAAAAAACAGCAGAAAACCTATGCACCTATCAAAAAAAAGGAAGAATGATCGGTGTGAATGGAAGACTACAGACAAGAAGCTATGAAAGACAGGATGGCACAAAAGCCTACGTTACAGAAGTGATTGCAAATACTGTGGAGTATTTGTCATCCAAGTCTGATAACTCGGCTAAAACACAACAGAATGAAGTTGTAGAGGTAGCAGAAGTACCTGTAAGTGTTTCAGATGATGACCTTCCATTCTAGGGTAACAGATGGAAGAATACGACTTATACACTGAGCTTCAGATGAAAAAACAGCAGTTGTCACTGTCAGTAAAAGAGTTGAGAAAGAGTGGAACTGCATATGCAACAGCAGAAAGAGATTACAAGATTCTGCTAAGACAGGAGTGTTTGAAGCTCAGAGATGAAGGGATGGCAATTGGGATGATTGATAAGACATGTTACGGAATCCCAAGTGTAGCTGAAGCAAGATTCAAGAGAGATGTTGCAGAAACAGTATACAAGGCAAATCTTGAAGCAATAAACACAATCAAATTAGAGCTGAGATTAATTGAAAATCAGCTGTCAAGAGAATGGGGTAACGCAAGCAATGACTAGAGGAAAATCAATCATTTCAGAAGAAAAGCAGTGCTTTATATGCAATTCAACAATGAATCTGCATGTACATCACATTTACAACGGTGCATATCGAAGCAAATCAGACAGAGATGGATGCTGGTGCTATCTGTGCTCATACCATCATGTTGATGGAAATCATTCGGTTCACAGAGACCCAGAGAGAGCAAGATGGCTCAAAGCATATACGCAGAGAAAATGGGAAGAAAGATTTGTTTCTTCTCATCCATCTGTACCAAAGCCAGATGCAAGAGGTGAGTTTATCAAGATGTATGGGAAGAGTTATCTGTGAGAGTGAGTTTCAGAATCAAAGGGAAGATCGTTCCCAAAGGTAGACCAAGATTCACAAGAGCAGGTCATGCATATACACCACAGAAAACAAGAGACTATGAACAGCTGATTAAATCAGCATATCTATCAGAGATAGGCAATACAAAGCTAAATGGGGCTTTAAAAGTATCAATTGTAGCTAATCTGGGAATTCCTACACATATATCAAAGAAGGCACGAGAAGAGCTTCTAAACGCTCAAAACAGACCTACAAAGAAACCAGATGCAGACAACATTGCAAAAACAATATGCGATGCATTAAACGAAGTTGCATACGATGATGACAAACAGATTGCTTGGTTAAGCGTATACAAGCAATATTCAGAAAAAGAATCAATATACGTGACTATAGAGGAGATTTAAATGGCAAAAAGATATTACTGGTTAAAACTGCCTAAAAACTTCTTTGAAGATAAGGCAATAAAAAGATTAAGACAGATTGCTGGTGGAGACACGTATACGATTATTTACTTGAAGATGCTTCTCAAATCTATGGAAGATGATGGGAAACTTTTCTATGAAGGAATTGAAGATACGATCTGTGACGAGATTGCATTAGATATCAATGAAAGTGCAGATGATGTACAAGTTACAATCAGCTACCTCGAAAAGAAAGGCTTACTTATTGTTACAGATTCAGAAGTAGAACTGACACGACTGGCTGAAATGGTAGGCAGTGAAAGTGCAGTCACAGAGCGTGTTAGAAAGCATAGAGAAGCCCAAAAATTGTTACAATGTAACGCTTCTGTGTTACAAGGAAACACTATTGAAACAAAATGTAACACAGAGAAAGAGAAAGAGATAGAGAAGAGTAGAGAAGATACAGAGATAGATACAAAGAAAAAAAAGAAGTCAGCTAAAGCCGACTTAGATGGAATGGTTAATTCTTTCACTGAAAATGAAGAATTAAGAGAAGCATTAAAGGCATTTCTAGACATGCGTAAGTCTATCAAGAAAGCAGTTCAAACAGAATATGCGTTTAAATTTGCGTTAAACAAGCTAGACAAGCTATCTCAGAATGATTCAGAAAGAATTGAAATAGTTAATCAGAGTGTTGAACACAACTGGCAGACTTTCTATGCATTACAGAATAATTACAAATCAAATGAGGTAGAAATGCCAGACTATATGAAGAAACAAGAGAAAGGAGATATTGTCTCTACACCAGTTAATGAGGAAACATTAGCTAAAGCATTAGAGCTACAGAGACAATTTGAAGGAAAATGACTTCTGAGGGTGAAGTAAAAACGATTCAAATCCTTGAACTATTCGGCGGAATTGGCTCACCAAGATGTGCTCTTAGAAATCTTGGGATTCCTATAAAGTCAATTGACTATGTAGAAATTGATGAGAAAGCAGTTAGGTCTTACAATGCCATGTTTGCTGATGAACTCCAATACAAGACGCAAACCGTTGTTGGGTGGAATCTAAGACCAGACATTCTTGTTCATGGCTCGCCATGCCAAGATTTCAGCATTGCAGGAAAACAGAAAGGTGCTGATGAAGGCTCAGAGACACGTTCAAGTCTGATGTGGGAAACAATCAAAATCATTCAGAACATGGGTGTTTGGAAACCTAAAGTTGTGATATGGGAAAACGTCAAAAATGTACGTTCCAAGTACATGGTACACAATCACAATAGGTATATGTCGGAACTTGCAAAGATGGGATATGTATCATCATTCGAACTTCTGGACGCAAGAGATTTTGGACTTCCACAAGCTCGAAAGCGATATTTCACAGTCAGTATTCAAGGAAACGAATACTTTGATTTTTCAGATTTGATTCATACACCGATGAGAGATATCAAAGATTTCTTGGAAGAAAATACTGCTGATTATTACAGAGTCACGCAGCCTTCGATGATTGAAAAAATCAAAGCTGGTAAAAATTCAAGTTTTGGTGTGAATGTAATTGAGAACTATGCATATACGATCACATGCAAACAAATGAGGAGTCCTAACAGTGGTGTAATTAAGCTAGACGATGGAATATACAGATATTTGACGGAACGTGAATGTTGGAGACTTCAAGGGTATACGGATGAGGATTTCGATAATGCAGCAATGGTAAACCCAGGAAAAGAAGGATGTATGAACAGTGCATTGTACAAGCAAGCAGGAAATTCAATTCCAGTTCCAATTTTCGAAAGCATATTTCGAAAACTGATTCTGGGAGAAACAGAAGAAAAAGAGTTAAATCTATTTTAAAAAAGAAGTCATAAATGGATGCTAAAGAAGAATTAAGTGAATGGTGTTTTTCGAACAATCCGAAGATCCTTTCAAAAAGAAAAAATGTCAAGGAGTTGAAAGAAGAGCTGTACAGAAAAAAGGAATGCTATGAAAAGACACTAGAAGAGAAAGAAAACGAGCTGAAACTGAAGATGCATAAGAACAGAGTTCTGTATGAAAACAAGATAAAAAAGATTCAGCAAATAATAGAAAGGTTGTAAGGACAAGGATATGAGTGAATACAAAGAAATAGACGAGTGTGTAAAAGAATTGAATGGGTTGTATGACAAGTTGCATGAGCGTTTCTGTGAAGGAAAATTCTGTACAGAATGTCCTCTTGATGAGCCATTTGGTGATTGCTTGCTGATAACCTTAGGGGATTTAATTGATGAATTATAGGAGAAACAACAATGAATTACAACAAACAAATAGATATGTGGATATATATGCACATAAAAGAATTACGTGAATGCATAGCAAATGTTTATTTCGGTTTTTGTAAAGGAAAATTCTGCAAAGGATGTATTTTGAATAAAAAAGAAAATAGTGAATACACATTTTGCAAAGTAAATTATTTACTTCATGAACTATACGGGGGAAAAAATGAACGACTGCAAACAGACAGATAAATATACATGGATGCTTCAACAGTTTTCTGCAGATTTTGAAATTGCGTTAGATGAACCATCTGCAATGCTAAAACTGAAAGAACTGATTTTATCACATGATAAAAATCTTTTAGATGATATTCAAAAGCTAGGAGAACTAGCACGCAGACTTACAGAAGGAACTGTAAAAATTATTGAAGAAATTGACAGATCAGAAATTGGAAAAGAACAATGAACTATAACAAAGAATTAGATGAATGCTTAAAAGAATTGAGATGTTTGGCAAATGAATTGCATTCAATAATTTGTTTTAACCACATTTGCACAAAATACGAACGAGATATTAAGAGCGACAATTGTACAACATGTGAACTAGACGCTGAGAATGACGATTGCATACCATTTAAGATGAGTGTGACGATTGACAGAGCAAGAGACTTATTAGAGGAAGAAAGATGAAATATTGGGAACAATTTGCAGAAATGCTAGGGCTTGAACTTGAACAAGAGTTCAATCTCACAGATGCTGATGGCAAAAAAATAAATTATGCTTCATACAAAATCACAGAAAATGGATTGTGTTTTAAAGCAACAACAAACGGTGCTTGGCATAGTGAAACATCAATATTCCTCAAAAATCTTTTAAGTGGCGATTACAAAGCAGTGCCTAAACCATGGAAACCTAAAAATGGCGATGCCTACTGGAAGTGGGCAACATATCTAGAACTTGCTCAGTTCAAGCATTGGAATGGGTCTTCCGCGGATTTTGCTTGCTGGAAGTTAGGCAATTGTTTCAAAACAAGCGAAGAAGCACAATCCAAAGGCAAGGAAATCATGGAACAAATCAAAGAGGAGTACGAAGAAGCATGAAAAACGCAAGCGAGCAGTTAAATGATGTACTCAAATCTATCAATAGCGTTAAAAGAGTGCTTCGAAACAAAAAATACTGTTACGAAGAATGTGATAACGAAAATATTAGAGAAGCATTTCTAACCTGTTTAAAAGCAGAATTGCTTCTTCTGTATACAAAGCTGGATTCTTGGATAGACGCTGATGCTGATGCTCCAATGGAAAAGACAAAAACAGTGAATTTAAGCAATATTCAGAAGGAGTATGAAGAAGAATGAAACGTGGATATTGGTACTATCTTCCTACAGGAGAACTATGTTACGAGCTTTCTTGGCAAGATGGAAACATAGACTACTTACGACTTTACAAGGGTAATTTCTTTCGAACAAAAGAAGAAGCATTAACAAAAGGAAAAGAAATTAGAGAAAAAATTATGAAGGAACATAATCATGACTAAAGAAGAAAAACAGGCTGCAGATGAAATCTTGAAAAAGATTAAAGAATACAACAAAAACAAAGATATACCTAGGCGAGTGGTCGTTACAGATAACGGTTGGAGAATAATTTGCCCTTCTTGTTATGCAAATTTGGTTGGTGTTGAAGAGTATTGCCCTTACTGCACTCAAAAACTTGTGTGGCATGGAGAAAAAGAGCAAAGAGAGAAAGCAATCAAAGAATTGGTTGATGAAATCGTTAGGAGAAGAAGAAATGAATACGTATGATTTGAATGTTGCAATTAAATTTCCACCTTTTTGGAAAGTGTATTATGCGTTTGATAAACGTGAAAAGGTAAATGTTGTGATGACATATGAAGAACTAGCAAAGATTGTAGATTTGCTGAAGAAGGAAAGAACAGATGAACAATAGAGGATGCCTTGGAAAAAAGATATATTCAGACTCAACATTGAAGTCTTTCACAAAAGAAGAATTGATAGATTTATTGCATCTAGCTGATTACAACTATCACAATTTGGAAGATACATATGAGCATTCAGTAGAAGGCTCAATGCGTATCCTTGGGTATTACGACGAAGTAATTGAAGAAGTTGCTTCGCTATTGGACGATGCAACAGGATACGGTAACGTGCTTTGCCCTTTGGAATATTTAGGAAGATGTGCGTGTATTTCAACAGATATCGGATTTGAATGCCCAGATGATACAAATGCAAATTGGGCATATGCAATAAAAGAAAAAATTAAAGAAAAAATCGGAACAGATGAGGTTGATCAAGAACAAGTATGAGGAAGAGTTAAATGGAAATTAAAATGAAAAGTAGAACAATAGTTGCACTTTCAACATTACTCATGTTGACAGGGTGTCAAAAATCATGTGCGGTTAATTACAATCTTAGAAATGATGCAAACAATTTTAAGGTTAGAAGAAAAGTAGTAGCACTCAATACCCGAACAGATGAAACATTGTTTTCAGTTGAAGGCTATATCTCAATTGATACAGACAGTGATGGCGATTTGAATGTAATGATCAGAACAGGTGAAGATGAATACAAATTGTTTTATGCTCATTTGTCTGATGATGTTACATATACATCTATTCAGCTTGAACCGAGAAAGACAAATCAATATGCATATGAAATATCTTTCTTCCCGGCTAAAGAAGCAATTATGCATGGATTGATTGATATAAATTCTACAGAGGAAAAAAGAAAATGAACGCTGAAGAAATGTTTGATGGGGAAGTAATAAGAGCTAAGTATATTGTCGAGCATTATATAGAAAGTGGAATTACAACTTGGACGTATATTCCAGAAGAAAAGAAGGAGAAAGAAATGAAAGAAACAAATTTACAACACTATAAAGAAGAATTAAAGAAAATGTTCAATGAAAATTATACAGAGCCTGGAAATATAGTATTTAAAATCAAAAAAGAAATTGATGAAAGTATTGAAACAGATTGTTATTACTCATCTTACACAAATGACATCTTAGATTGGATGGCTCGACCATATGAAGAAAAAATCCTAGATGATGTGGAAAGAAAGTATTTGTCAGAAGTCATTAGACCTTTTAGAAAAAAAGTAAAACACATTGCAATTTGGGATACTTGTAATGGTTCCAAACAGTTTGTACATATTAAACTTTATGATGAAGATTGTATTAATCTCCCAAACTTTAAACCGAATGCGATGTATAAAGGAATGGAATTACATAAAGAATACACACTTGAGGAGTTAGGGCTATGAGAAACATTGAAAAGTATAAGGACGTTGTATTAGAGAATTTGAACAATTGTCATCTTGAAACAAGGCTAAGAGGATTATATGGAGAAAATGTAGTTTACTGTCCTCACACGAACTGTGGTGAATGCAAGGAGCGTTTTCTTAAATGGCTTCTAGAAGAATATAAAGAATCAGCAGTATTAGACGATGTTGAAAGAGAATATCTCTCGGCAGTTATTAAACCATTTAGAAACAGAGTAACATCAATTGAAAAGATGGAGAATATATATGCGAAAAAGCAATTCATTAGGATTGTAGTTTGTCATGAAGAACATGTTAACTTGCCGTACTTTAAAAAAGCAACAAAGTATAAAGGTATGAAAGTTGACAAGAAGTATACGCCAAAGGAGTTAGGCTTATGACGCCGATTATCAGCCCAATGAGAAGT